GTTGGTGTCAACCTCGGTATGGGTGAGCGGGCTGCCCTTGCTCGATCTAGTCGTGACAGTCATTACGGCTCAAAGACTTGGCGGAATGTTGCTTGTATCGTAGCTCGGTTCAGGTAGGGGATCGACTTAGTCCACTGCTCACAAACAAATTTTGAACTGCTGCCTTCTCCAGGCGGTGTGAAATTAAAACTTTCCATGTTGTTTGCTGCTCTTGCGTCTAAAAACGTTTCGATAGTGTCCGCGTCAGTTTCAGACACCTCAAACGTGAGGCTAAAACTTTTAGGGTTCTGGTTTAAACCAAACGTAAGGAATTGTTCGTAGCCATCACCAAACTGCACCTTTCGCGTGACAGGGGCGCTGCTTTTTTGCACGCCATAGGTCGGTGTAATTGAAGGGAAATCAGCCATTAGCGGGTTAACAATCCTCCAGGTCGTTTTTGCTTGATTAGCTCAGCTTGGACAGCAGCGCCAATTGCCTTGCCCAGTTGCGAAGCGTTTGGACCGTCACCCTGAACAGAAGAGCCAGAAGCGTCAACGTTCACAGTCACATTAGCGTTACCGCCCATTGCATTATTTGGGATGATGTTACCTTTCGCTCCAGGTACAAACAACTCCGGGCCACGTTCTCCAACGATATAGGGCTTGCCCGCGTTTACAGGGCCACCATCAGCCCTGAATATGTCACCAACTGCGCCAAGAATGCCACTGCCGCTGCCCTTGCCTGAGCCGCCAAAACCCCCAAGGGCAAATTTCATTAACTGGTTACTGATGGTTTTTAAGACGCCGCTGGCTACTTCACCAAGCGTTTTGGTGCCCTCCACTGCGCCCATTATCGCGTCATGGACCCCGGAGCTGATTGTATCGCCAATGCCTTTGTAAAGAGCCTCTAATTTGTCTGCCTCCTCTTGTGCTTTCTTGTCGGCTTCAAGTTGCTTTCGTTTTTCTTCTGTAATGTTGTAATTTTCTTGCAGCAAATCTTTCAGTTGCTTAACCCTTTCAGGGTCTAAAAGCTTGAACCTTTCTGCAATATCTGCTTTAGCAAAATCAAGCTCTAACAGTTTTCGTCCAGCATCAGTCGCTTCAGAATCAAGTTGATTTTTTCTAGTTAGTTGCTGAACCAACGCTGTAGCTGCCTCTTGCTGCTTTTGAAGGTCTGTTTTTTTCTCAGTTGTTGTTTTTGTTTTGCCTCCAGGTTTTGTAAGAGTATTATTTGTTTGGTTAATAGTGTTTTGAGCTGTTGGTTGTTGCACTTGGTCAGGGGTTGGTGCCCCTCCTGTTACGCCTTGCCCTAAAGCTACGGTTTCCGCAATAAATTTTTGACCACCTGAAATTTGCCCTTCGATAAAGTTTCTAATTGGCTCAGGTATTAAGTTATAAGCGTTGCGAATAAAACCTGCTACTTTTTCAAATACGCCGCCAAAAGTATTTAAAATTCCGTCTCTAATGTTCTTGGAGGCGTCTAGGGCTTTTGTTACTTGAGCCCCAATAAATTTGCCAAGTTGTATGCCAAGGCCAACGACAAAATTGCTTATGTCAAGAAAAACTCCAAGGACTTGTTGGTAAGCTTTTTCTAATTCAAACGCAACGTTGACTCCAGTTATACCAAGTGCGCTAGCAATAGCTGAGTGAATCTCTGAAACAGCTCCAATAATTGCTCTAAGTGGTGCGACGGCTGCTTTAATGGCAGCCCCAAAGACCTCAACAGTTACTGCCGCCACCTGAAATGTGCCTTTAAGCAGCACGCCAAGCTCTGAGCCGTCGGCAAAGATATTTGTAAAAGCCGTCTGCAAACGTTTCAGAGAGCCATTGATTGTGTTGCCTGCCTCGAAGGCAGCTTTGGCGGCTGCGCCCTGGGCATTGCGTTGGTTCTCCAACAGCTTATTTAGCTTGTCAAAGTCGTTTAACAACGGCTGCAAAACTGGGCCAGCCTCTGTACCAAAGGCTTTAAGAATTGCGCCCGTATCAGCTCCAGAATCCTTGATTTTTTTCAAGGTGCCGACAAAACCATCAGCTGCAATCGTGTTGGCGTCAATATTGACCCCAAACTCTTTCAGCTTTTCTCCGACTCCACCAGACGCCAACTGGGCAAAGGCTGTCTTAAGTGCTGTAAATGTGACCTCTGCACCAGTACCTGTGCCAGTAATTTGGGCCACCGCTGCGTTGACCTCGTCCAGGCCAATGCCCAGGGCCGCTGCAACGGGGGCAACCTTTGCGATGTTGGCCGCATATTGACCAATAACAATCTTGCCGTCGTTTTGCGTCTGAATGAACTGGTCAGTGATGCGCGAAGCTTCTTCTGCCCCCAACCCGTAGGAGTTGAGAACTGACGTTGTGGCATCTGCCACGGTGTTTAGATCAGAAAAGCCACCAGTAGCCGCAAGGCTCGAAGCCTTCAGCACCTGCGCGGCAGAAGCTGCATCATTAAAGCCAGCAGAGGCCACGTCGTAAGCCGCCGCAGTTAGCTCAACAACGCTGGCTTGGCCCGACAGCTCACGGCTTACATCACTAAGACGGCCCTTCAATTCCTCACTGTTGACGCCAAGCGTGCGGACCTTTGCTTCCGCAAAGTCTTGCTGAGCCAACGTCGAAAAGGCAGAAGTAAGGACACCCGCCGCTGATGTCAGCAAAGCGATGGGCCCTAGAGCTGCCTTTAAAGCAGTGCCCAGGGCCGCAACACCTGGGACCGCTCCCTTTGCCGCTTTGCCAAAAAACGCAGACGCAGCGCCTGCACCTTTTGCAGATTTAGCCGCATTGTCTAATGCGCCTTGTGCGCCCTTGGCCTTATTTTTTAGCTGATCAACCTGTGCCTGAGTCCCCTTGATGGCAGACTTCGGCTGAGAAAAATCAAACTTGGCTGTAAGGACTGTTGTGGTCACATCAGCCAACTAACTTGTCCCAGCTTACCGCCGTTGCTGCTTGGCGCGATCCATTGCCTGCTGCTCCTTTTCAGCCTTCAGTTCGTGGTAGGCAGCAAAGTAAATAAGCTCCGCATCGGTCAATTCGTTGCGAAGCCTGCTTACGGTCATGCCTAATTCGCAGGCCAGGAAGAACTCAAAATAAGCCCAGCTGTCCTGCGTCAGTCGTTTTTTGCGTCTTCAATGTCAGGCTCTTCACCAAGGCCAAACAAAAACAGCTCAATCTCGTTTAACACGGATTCAGGTAGCTGCCGCTGAAGCTTATGGGCATCAGCAGCCGCAAACGCTTTAGTCCCGTCCTCAAGCTCTGCCATCTGGCACAGCATTTGTGTACTGATGTCCAACGCCTCTTCTGTACCTGCAAGGCTCTGGGCTTTCTTGCGGTCGGCGCGTGTAATTGGCTTGAAAAACAAATCAACGACTTTTTTGCCGTCAGCGTTTTTTAATTCAAATTTGCGGCGCTGGTTGAGGTCAAACGCCCCAACCAGCAGATCAACGGTGCGATTTCCAGCAGGCATTTAGACAACAGTTTTGTCATCTAAACTATAGCCTCATCACTCAAGATTAGAAGTGATGGTGCTGCTGGTGATGAAGTTGCAGGTAGCAACAACTAGTTCGCCGACGGTAGAACTGATTTCCATGTCAGTAATAATTCCGCCAAAAGAAACCGAATCAGTGCCGTTTGTGTTGCCGGTAGTGAACAACTCAAACGAAGCATCAGCAGTGTCAGGTGATTTGATGATGTCTTCGACAAACGCAGCTTGGCCCGTTGCATCTGGGTCGTAAACCAGTTCAACTGTTCCAGAGCCGGAAATCATGCTGCCAACGAATTGGCGAAAAGTGTTCCCATGAACTGTAGTGTCCAGGGTTTCTTTAGTGATTGACAGGCTCCAGCTGCGAGTACCAACAACAGTGGCAAGACTGCCGCCGCCGGTCTCAAATTCAACTGAACCAGATTCGCCTCGAAGTGTTGCCATGGTCAGAGTTCCTCGATGAATTCAAAGGTCACAGAGACCCGTGTTTGAAAGTAACCCTCTGGAGCTGGTGAAGCCAGTACCTCGGGGCCGTTAGGAGCGTCGAAGAAAACCCCCGACACGATCTCTCTATTGTAAAGGTCTCGAATTCGTTTACCAATTACCAAGTTCGCGCCAGGGCCGACGCCTTTGCCGCTGAAGATGTTGAACACGACAAGGCCCACGATCCGGTTCTGAGAATTGGTTGTAGACCCTTGGCTTAGGTATTGGTTGGCCCCAAACGTTGTTAAGCACTGCACAAATGAGCTATTAGGCGTGGGCTCAAAGGCCATGTTTTGAAAGACCACAGGGATCGCAGGACTGTTCGCTAACTCAGTGGCTAGTCGCCCTTCGATCGTGGCCCGCACTGAGTTGAGGTTTGTAGCTGCCATCAGATCTTGCCTTTCCTTTGAGCATCTTTAACAGCATCGTTGAAACGCCTTTGCGAATCAACCTGCAATTCTTTGGTGATGATTTCGGGGAAACCCGCAACCGTGCCCTGGGTGGTCTTAAAGTCGTTGCCCCATGAAGGTGGCAGGCCGGTGCCCATGCAAACCGGCTCGGCGTATTCCACGGCGTTGTGAACGTTGTAAACGTTGCCGATTGTTTCAGTGCCTGGTTGGTAGTTAATCCCCTTAGCTCCAGGAATGTTTGATCCTTTAGCCGCCGAGTATTCACCAGGTGGTTCTGAGTTGCGACTTATGGCGTTTTCACCGATCTGCCAACTTGCCCGCAACCTGCCGGTTTGCGTTGGCGTTGCTTCTTTTAACAATTTGTCGGCTTCAAACACTGTGCTTTGCGCGAAGAAGTCCCCCAGCTGGTTTAAGTAGTCGTCAACTTGATCAAAACCAATCTGCTTTGCCATCGTTAGGCCCTTAGATAAAGGTCGTAGGCAATGTCCACACCATTCAGCTCTTGCTTGTCCACCTGGACAATCTGATAAACAATGCTGCTAATCACAACGCGGTCTTTGGTCTCCGGTGCGCTAGCCACATCTGCCGCCGAAATGGTGAGCTTTTTGTCGCCCGCTTGAATCAGCTCATTGGCCTCACGGAGCGCCACTTCACTGACAACACCTTTGATCGCTGTGTCTGATTCAGACTCTGTAACCGTGCCCGTCGTGGCGTTGTAACTGCCACCAGTCACAAAGCGAATCGTGACATCACCGCCAAGAACCGTTCCCCCGATAATCGGGGCCAGCTTTGCCGCCAGGATGTCGCCAAGTGCCATTAAGCCTCGTAAGCAATGATGGTGCCGCTGGTAAGGGTGATGCTGGTAATAATCAGCCCCTCAATACAGGCGGCTGTATCAAACTCAATCGCCTCTTTAGTAGCTGAGCCGTTTTCTGTGATGTTGGTGGCTGTCATTGACGCGATTACAGAATCTTCAAGCGCCATGATCTTGAAAAACTTGCCGGTGTGCGCGGCTGTGTTTGTGATGATCGTGGCCTTGGCCGGCGTGTATCCATAGCCCATAATCAGCTCCGTTTGACAGAAATGTTGCCTGGTCCGCTAATCCTAAGCGAATGAAGATATCTTTCAAACATGGGCGGCACGCGATCAGCTCCCACTGAGCCGGTCTTATCAGGCACGACCGAAATGCTGCCCACCTGAATGCTCTTGAAGTCCTCAAGGCCGCCCAGGCTGATGCCGTCTTTGTTGCTGTGCAGGTAAACCGCTAGCTCAATCTGAGCGTGTTTAATCTGCGACGGAATCTCTGTATCGGTGAAGAAATCGTCGGCGATACGAAACGGAAATCCCGTTGCGTAAGTATTGATATACGTCGAAGGCTTTCTGACACCTGTACGCGGCCACTCAAGCGCCTGCGTGTCGGTTGCCTTGGCCCCTAGAAATCTTTCGCGGTCAAGCCGTTGTGTGGCAGCTGTCAGCGCACGGTTGCGACTATCAGCGTTGCCTGAGCCCCACTTGTTCGCATCAGTGCCCAGCACCATGGCGTCAACGTAGGCATCAGCTTCCGCCAGCGTCATGTAGCTGTTCGAGCTTGCCCCGCCCGCTGTTGCGACGATTGTTACTGCCATTGGCCTTGCGGGTGGTGGTCTTGGGTTCAGTCTTAGCAGGGGCAGAGGCCAC